ATGCGTGCCTTTACTTCAGTAGTTTTGTTCCTTTGTTGTATTCTCAATCCAGTCCATGCTGAAGGCTGGTACATCAATAAACGTGGTGAACCAACAGTCATGTCAGATGATGGCTATTGGTATATGCTTCTTTCAAAGTCTATGAAAGGTGATGTGAATGCCTACCTGTTGCCTCGTAACGGTATCGAATGTAAAGCTTCTGGCAGTTCGTCAAGCATGTATGTTAATGGAACTAAATTGCGTTGGTGGCAGAACTGCGACCCATCTATGGGAATGTATTGGTACGCTTATACACAAGCAGGAATAAATCACCTAATTGGTGAATTCATGCGCCGTCAAACAGTCACCATCCGTGACGGTAGCTTAACAATTGTTTTTTCTGCGGTAGGCTTTAATGACAAAGCTCGACAGTTCATCGACGATGTAGCTGATCCTGGTTTATAAGATGTTTCGCGTCTTCAAGTTTGAAAAATACAAGTAAGAGCACCCTTCCTCGATTTTGAAGATGATAACTGGATCTGATTATTAGAATGAGAATGGTTATCTGAAGAGTCTTGGTTCTTATGTGTATTTGAGGAGGGCATTACTGCCCCCCGACCACCGGTACTACAGAAATTTTTCGGTTATATCTCGCCGTTTGTGATGCATTTTTATGCCCTGAAATTTCCTGCTTCTCGTGAAGTGTTCCTTTCAGATCGGATATCCCTTTAGCTTTCAGATCATGGAACGTGAAGTTAAACTCAAGCTCAGAAAATTTTTCAGCAGCTAACTTTTTAGCTTTCATCCACTGCGCATTAAATGCATCTCGTGTGTAACGAGACCCTGACTGCTGGTGGATAACGTACAGACTTACCATGCCACTATTTAACGGAAGGGAATCGGCCAAGGTAATCGCTTTCGATAGGCGTGCTGTCCAGGCCTTAATCTGACTCACTGCCGTCTTGCTTTGCTGAATTAAAATGCCTTCATCAAGTATCTGACTCTTTTTAAGATCAAGAATGTCACCTTGACGTGCGCAGCATAAATACGCCAACTCCATGGCAATCTTCACTGGTAATGACGAAACGCTGAATAGAGCATCATATTCTTTGTCCGTGACGTACCGTGTGCGCGCCTGCTCCTTAAATTGCTTCACACCATGGCATGGATTCATCTTCACCTTGCCACGCTCATATGCCCACCTGAACACCCTCGACATAAACGCTTTCTCTCGGTTCGCCTGAACCCTGCTTTTAACACCTCTCTTATCCATATACTTCCTGATATGCTCAGGCTTAATGTTGTCTGGCTTCATCTTCCCGAAAACAACATTTACTTTTGAACCATATTTTCTGTAGTCCTTTCTGGTTTCGGTGGCCAGTTCATGAAAGTCGCCCGAGTTAAAGAACTCTTCACAAAGTGCGTGAAAGTTGGAACCTGCCCTGATATCGTTGATGAAGTTTTCATAGGCAGCCCAGACCTGAGACTTAGTAAGATCGCGATTGCACAATCTCACAGTTCTGCCGTCTGGCGTTCTGAACTCATAGGCTGATTTGCCCCGGCGAACGCGGGGCGGCATCCAGTTATCTTCCGGGTTTTTGCGGATTCTAGGCATTACATGTCCTTAAAGTTTGGTTCTTCTTCCTCTGGATTGTTGTCTACCTGCTTCAGGCCAGCTGGATTAGTTACATGATCCCATGTAGTTCCCGGCCTGCCATCTTTACGTGGTACAAAAAATACACCGCTTTCTTTCAGCGCTCTGCACTGAAGGGAAGGGCGGCGATAACCAGTAAGTTGATAGAGGTCATCAGGGGTAAGAAAACGTTGGCTTTGTCCGCTCATCGTATAGCTCTCCACTTAACCGGCTGCACCCGGCAAAATATCAATCAGTTTTTAAAACGCTGAATGCCATGAATACTTCTAAGGTGAATCTTCTGTAGAATTTTACGAACCCACAATAGAAAACATATGTCATCAGTAGCATAGATAAAGTTGATAATATGTTAAATCCAAACATTTCGTCTGTTAGGGTATTAATTACAAGTCTGACGAAAGCTACCCAAAAGAACAATAAAAATACCAAGCACACGTTCCTGCAAAATCCATATAATGCTACATAATTCTGTATTTTAGGCTGATGGTTGGAGGAGTGTTCATATGAGTAATGGTAGGCTAATCTAAAAAGATCACCTTGTAAGGCATAACCATTTTTAAGTTGAGATAAATCTACTGAAAAAATCTTCTTATAAGACTTTTCCAGCATGCTCCATAGCGGCGAAGCTAACTCCTTTGTAAGCTCTCGGGAGTACAGTTTATAAAAAGTAATTCTATCAAGAATAAATACTGGTAGTAATATCGTCTTAATTATTAGATACTTAGTTGTTCTGCCGTAATCTTTTTTGACTTCGTCTTTGAAATCATTATTTAACTCCCAAAAAAGATAGATAGAAGGGTACTGTAATGTATCATTCATATACTTTTCAACTAGAAAAGCAGAGCATATTGCTATTGCATGGCCAATGATATATGCAAGTATAACAATTGAAGAATATCCCAACAAACTGAGAGAAGATTCCTGTGCGATTGCAGTTTTCTTTAGTTGGATGATTACATCCCAATCCAGAGTGATCCCGCAAAAATATAGAAGATATAAAAACAATCCTCCTGGTATCAGGTAGCCAAGAAAATCATATATTGAAAAGGGGTTCTGGTTCATATCTTTTCACTCCCAAAATTGTGTTTGCTAGGGGGCAACACTATAAACGATCTACCTCACGAAGTTTATCTACTATTTTTTTTCGATTGGATTACGTTGTAAGTAACCGATTGATTTATTCATAAACCATTAATGTTCTTGATTTAGGCTTGTGCGTGTTTAAGCGACGTAGTATCCGCAACCTGCGCCGCCACGTTAGTACGGAGATTACGCAGTTCCAAAACAGCTACCTGCACTGCATAAGCGAACATAGCAGCAGGGCGGTCACTCACTTTTTCACTATCTCGTTGCATGTTGACAGCAATAGTCATCAGTTCATCCAGCTGTTCACCGGTCATTGGTTTATTGACTGTCATGATTTTGCTCCTGCTGCAATTTGTGTTGCTTAACGAAGTGGGCCACAGCCTTTGACTGGCTGGCGACAATGGTTTTGTCATCCATGTCCAGCCAAACGGTTTTACCGCGATACAGTGAGGCCCGACCAATTTCCTTACCATCGAGCATCACATACAGAGATCGTCCGCGAATTTCTGTTGTCGGTACTGGTTGTGACAAGCGATAGAGTTCACGTGCTTCAGCAATGGCTTTATGTTCGTCAATAATCGACAGCGCCTCGGCTAGGGCAGTGCCTTCAAGAGTGAAGACACCTTCATCACTGATCGTGGCCTGAGCCATCAGCTCAACGAAACGGCGCGCGTTCTTTACGCTCAGCACTGGCGCGATAGAGCTACGGGTAACTTTCGTTTTCCCCTGTGCAGCCGCTACAGCTTTATCGTGTTGGAGTACTTTCCCGGCCTGTTCGCCATACTCCATAACGCGATCAACCGCGACATCGACTGAAACAGCACCGGATTTAACCTCCTGCTGAACGTCATGGTTCGCCGTGCTGAGGAGCAGCAGCTTTTCGACGGTGGCCACAGACTTATTCACCAGCTTTGCTATCTCGCTGGTGGTCTGGTTAAAGGCGTTATGTAGCTCCTGAATAACAGCTGCCTGTTCCATATCGGATAGCGGAAGCTGGTTATTACTGGTCATGATGCGGGCCAGGCGCTGAACATCGTTACCGTTGAACGGCATGATGTGGATGCGGTCTACTGGCTTACCAGCTTCTGCACAACGCGCATAGCAGCGACGACGACGGTGGCCTTCAACAACCCACACTCCACCTTCATCACGGGCGATAACCTCCAGCGGGGGAACGGAGCCACCGTTCATCAGGTAGTTGAAGAGGTCATCATCTGCCTGGCGGGTACGTTCATCATCTTCGCGTTTGTTGAAACCTTCCCGCACATGGATTTGATCAAGGCTGATAAACATCCCGGTGTCGGTGCGCTTGATGGTCCCGTCACGTGTCATTTGCTTGAATGAGTTAGCCATCAGAGAGCCACCTCGTTATTTTGGGAAATGACGATGGGTGACAGCTCACGCAATTCTCGCTGGGCTTCCAGTAAATGCATATTGGTTCTGGTCTTCGTGTAGCGTTCAACAATGCGGTCACACTCTTTGGCCCAGCTTGCGACATCTTCACGCAGAGTAGCGTTCTGAAGAGCCAGTTCTTTACGCTGCGCCATCGCTTCGCAAAGCGCTACGCTTGTATAGTCCAGGCGGTTAGCCAGTTCGGTCATAATTCCGCGATAAGCTGGCGGAAGGAGAGGGGCGGCCTTACCCGCTGCGTCGATCAGCTGCTCCCGGGTCATGCGTGGTTGTAACTCGGTGACGTTCTGTGTGTTCGTCATGGATAGTTTCTCCGTGTTATACGCGCTCTGCACAGCGCTGAATTTTGGTTGCACGAATCCCTCGCCGACTGGCGACAAAAAATAATGGGGTTTCGTTTTAATAAGCACCCAACCAGAGCACTTAGTGAAACGGGCGGCTGCCACCGCCAGTCAGCTTCTCCACAATTGAGAGCGCGTTCTCCTGAGTTGATTTAACGACTACGGCCTCTCAAGTTGAACGCTGAACGCGCTTTCAGTTGCGAAAAAGGGGCGGTCGACATTAAGGACATTCAAAACTGCCGACCGCCAAGACTACACACAGCATCTGGTACCGTTACTACGGTTTAACACCTTCCTAACGTGATTCGTTTGTGGTGGCTGGTGCTGAACTTCAGCTCAGTGGCGCGGTGTTTCAATATCGTAACCGCCCGTTCCATCCGCGTTTGATCAGTCCGTATGCTCGCTTAGAACGTTTCGCCTGCTTATCTTTTCTCAACCGTTTGACGGTCAGCCCCGTCATTCACCACAACTGAAAAAGAGCGGTCCACCTTCACCATGCTTTGCCTGCCACCATTGGGATTGGTTACTACAGCAGTCGAAGGGTACAGTTTTTCATGCCCGCGCTCTTTCAGTTGCATCCTCGTCTCTTCCGAGGTGTCACACCTGATCGCCACGCTGGTGAAACGTCTCTGGCCGTCGTACTTGCCTGGCTTGCACATTCCGGCTACCCGCTGGATCTGGATATTGTCTTGCAAGGAATCCCCGGACCGCTGCGGCACATGTGCCATATGCCGTACTACTTACTACCACACCAACACAGGTAACTGTCAGTACCAGTGGTGTGATTCAAATGTAGGATATCTTACTTTGGTGTGTCAACACTAAAAGTAGGAAAACTTACATTAAGGATGAAAAAAAACCGACACGAATGTCGGTCTTAAGAGGGGAAAGATATTAGAGGTCAGTTACTACTTGTTTTACCACACCGACAATTTTGCAGTTACCATTGACTTCCATTACGCGGTAGTTAGGGTTTAACGGTACCAGGTATTTTAATGGCCCATCAATAACAAACTTTTTGAGAGTGGCCTCAGCAGAACCAACAATCTGAGCGACAACAATTTTGCCATTAACTTCTTGTGGGCTGCCGTAATCGGGGTCCACCACAACAAAGGAGCCTTCAGGAATACTTGGTGCTCCATTCGGGTTTGTCATAGAGTCGCCACGAACACGTAATGCAAAACCTTCATCAGATAAGTTGGCAGTGGTGAATATCCATTCGGAAATATCGTCCTCAGTAATGGGAGCACCACTTTCTGTCCATTCCCCAGCTTGAACCCAAGATAGGATAGGAATTTTCTTTACTCCAAATTTCTCAGTCGGCTTGTAAAGAATTTCGTCACAGTCTGGATCACCTTGTCCGGTAATAATCCACTGAGGGTTAGTTTTTAAGGCAGCCGCCAGCCCCTGTAGGTTAGATCCTCCAGGTTCATAATCACCAGACTCCCATCCTGTGACTGTTACTCGGTTTACACCAACCAACTTGGCGAGAACAGCCTGGGTGAGCTTTAGCTCTTTGCGTCTTGCGCGGATGCGTTCATTCATTTTCATGTAGGCAATCCTACCATTTTATGATGTAGGAATCCTTGACCTTTAAATGTAAGATATCCTACTATCATGATGTGTGTTTCCCTTACATTTGAGGCAAAAATGAAAAAAGATGATGTGGTTTCTTACTTCGGCAGCGTGGGGAACGTAGCCAAGGCTTTAGGGATTTCCCATGCATCAGTATCTGGGTGGGGTGAAGTAATCCCAAAGGGCAGGGCATTCGAGATTCAGGCACTGACTGCTGAAAAGCTGAAAGTTGATCCAACCCTTTACGCTAAGCCTAATCAAAACGCTGCTTAATTTTAACTACCAAAGGAAAAACAACATGGTAGAGCCAAGCCTGAAAGAAGTAGTTAAAGCGATGTGCAAAGCGTATCCAGGAGGCCGTGAGGCTATGGCCGGTGCTCTTGGCATGTCAGTAACGCAGTTCAACAACAACCTGTATGAGAAGAACGGCTGCCGTTTCTTCGAAGTGAACGAGCTGGAGGCGATGGAAGACATCTCGAATACGTCCCTCCTGGCGGATTACTTTGCCCGTCGCCGTGGTGCGCTGCTGGTGGACGTTCCTCAACTTGAAGACCTTGATCGTGTCGACCTGTTTGATCGTGCCATGAGAACGTCAGCAGCGCGTGGACGTGTTGATACCGTGATCCAGAGAGCTCTCGAAGATGGAGTAATCGAACGTCATGAAGCTGAAGAAATCAATGAATACCACCGCCGTCATCTGGCAGCGCGTGAAGAAGAGATCCGCGCGATTGTCGCGCTGTTTAGCCGTAAGAAAAGCCAAAAAAAGTGACGCCCGCGAGTGTGCAGCTCCGGGCGTCGTGGCGTGTCGTATTCAGTGGAGAAACTAACGCATGAACAGTTTAAACCGATTGAGACCAGCGAAGCAATTCAGATGCCTTCCACTGGTAGGGAAAGATTCCCCGTTCGGCTATGTGGAGAGATTAAACAACCAGGCGGATGAGAACAACTACCAGCCTGTGAACGCGATGGTAGAGGCATTTGCACTGATGAACGAGAAGGGGCGTGAGGAATGGCTGAAGTTGACCGGCGATTCAGAGACCACAGAGGCATCACCGTCCACGTCATCAGATGGGAGCCCGAGACTCGACGCGTTATATACCTCCGCGAAGGGTACGATCATGAGTGCTTCAGCCCTCTTGAGCAATTCCAGCGTAAATTTACAGAGTTAAAGGACGACCATGAGCACTAAATTAACAGGTTACGTTTGGGACGCTTGCGCCGCTTCTGGCATGAAGCTGTCCAGCGTTGCCATCATGGCGCGTCTGGCAGACTTCAGCAGTGATGAAGGGGTTAGCTGGCCTTCCATTGCTACCATCGCGCGCCAGATTGGTGCTGGTGAGAGCACGGTACGCACAGCTATTTCTCAGCTGGAAAAAGACGGTTGGCTGACTCGCCAGCAGCGTCGTAAAGGCAACCGCAATGCATCGAATGTTTACCAGCTCAATGTTTCGAAATTACAGGCAGCTGCCTTTTCTCACCTGTCAGAATCTGACGCGTCAAAATCTGATGCATCAAAATCCGACCCGTCAAAATTTGATGCGTCGAAAAACAGTAATAATGGCAGTTTTCACCCGTCAGAATCTGGTGGGGATCCGTCAGTAAAATCAACTACTGATCCATCAGATAAAAAACCTAATTGTCAGGTTGCGTCGCAACCCGACACTGCATGTGTCAATCAGGTTGATTTGATAACTGGTCAGGCAGTCTTAATCCTCAACCATCTCAATGACGTTACTGGTAAGACATTCCGCAAGGGGAAAAGCTCCCTGGATAATATTCGCGCCAGACTTCGAGAGAACTTCACACACGATGAGTTGCTGTTGGTTATTGATTACAAGCACGAGCAGTGGAAAGAGACGAAATACTACGAACACATGCAGCCAACAACTTTGTTCAGGCCGACGAAGTTCGAAGGATATTTGCAGAACGCGTTGCGCTGGAATAGCAAAGGCCGACCTAAGCGTGAGGACTGGGACGCTGTCCGCAAACAAGATCCATTGAAATTCGGTCAGCCAGACAAAGTCATCCCGGCAGGTTTCAGAGGAGCGAACTCATGAGCCTTCTGAAAGATATTCAAATTTTCACCGCTGAAAACCCTGGGTTAACTAACAAACAGATTGCAGCTTCAATGCCTCAATACCGCCTTCATGCTGTTCAGCGCGGTGTATGCCATCTGGTCAAATTGAATCGCGCAACACGGCAGCATAACGGTAAGTGCTACCAGTATTTTGCCAAAGCGCCGGCTGGTGACGTTAGCGAGGGGCGTTCTGCACTGAAAATTAACCGGGCAGATACACCAGTTGTATCGGAACAGGAAGAAGCGCCGAATCCAGCTGTAACCAGGATGATGGATAAGGCTCAAGGCCTGTTTGAAAAAGGGCTCTACCAGCGTGCGGCCACAGTTCTGATGGATGCCTTCAATCGCTCTAAGAACGAAGAGCAGCGGTTGAAGATACTGATTGAGCGTCAGCGTTGCCTGAGCATGGCGCCGAAAGTTAAAGCACCCTCTGATGCATGGTGTCTTGCTGGCCGAGCGAGGAATGTCTGATGAAATACTCACTGATTTACGCTGACCCAGCTTGGCTCTATGACAACAAAGCCAGTAACGGTGCAGCAGAAGATCACTACGACACGATGAAACTGATCGACATGAAGCGCTTGCCGGTTTGGGACCTGGCTGCCGATGATGCAGTTCTGGCTATGTGGTTCACCGGTACGCACACCCGAGAGGCTATCGAGCTGGCTGAAGCGTGGGGCTTTAAGGTCCGCACGATGAAGGGCTTTACCTGGGTGCAGTTCAACCCACTGGCAGAGCAGCACATCAACAAAGCACTTCAGGCTGGCCGAGTGGAGGATTTTTACGACTTCCTTGACCTGCTGAACGCACAGACACGCATGAACGGCGGGAACTACACCCGAGCCAATACTGAAGACCTGCTGATCGCCACCAGGGGGAATGGACTTGAACGCAAGTGCGCCAGCATCAAGCAGGTTATCTACAGCCCACTTGGTGAGCACAGCCAAAAGCCAGCAGAGGCCCGTTTCCGCCTGGAAAAACTTTACGGTGACGTTCCGCGCATCGAACTCTTTAGCCGCTGCGGTGCGCCTGGATGGGACCACTGGGGGAATCAGTCAGTATCACCAGCTGTTGAGCTTATCCCGGCCGTAGCCGTTCCAATGGGCAAACCTCAGGAGCGTGCTGCATGAAAAAACTATCCACAGAGCAGGAAAATGCGGTTCGTGATGTTGCCCGTCAATGCAACGATGCCATCAAAAAAGCCCTAAAGCAGAAGCCAAAGCCAAGCTGGAATGTCGTAGTGCCTCCGATCCTGAAGGAGTACCACGAGAAGGTTAAACCGATGGGCGTAAGCCTGGTGATGTTCAACAGCGTAATCGGACGCCTGAACGGGCGTTATGGAGTCGAGTCATGATCGAATTAACGCCGCGTCAGAATGAAGTGTTCGAAGCTATCAAGGTTCATATCGAAAAGGCTGGCTTCCCACCTACGATGCTGGAGCTTGCCGGATTAATTGGCTGC